AGACACCTGATGCAATGATTGAATCAATGATTAAACATATCGCACCTATCTTAGCTGCATTTCAAGGTTCACCCTTTCTATTGACCAATTCAGAGATGGAAAGTTATAAGATGGAGTTTGCAGGTTTGAAACTTCCGTTCTTGAGTCCTGTGACATTAGAACGTCAACATCTTCAAACAGATCGTGCAAACAATATTCTATCAGGATACACGGTCACAAATAAAGCAGATGGTGAACGTTGTTTCTTAGTTGTGATGCGTGATCTACGTGTTATGCGAATCACACCAAGTTCTATTCTGACTTGGACAGGATTAACTGCAAAAGATAAGATTCATATGAATGATGTCATTGACGGTGAATATCTTGCAGACCGAAATACATTCTTCATCTTTGATGTCTACAAATTCAGAGGATCAGATGTACGTAGACTTCCATTACTTCGTGATGATGGACCTTCTCGTCTTGGACACGCTCGTGAGTTTGTGAGTCAATTATCAACTGAGTTCATATCATTACCAACATCAAAACCCTTTCGTGTTGAAACTAAACTCTTTCTAGCAGGTGATGGACTTGAGATGGAAAAAGCAATACGGACAATTTTGGATACCAAATTTGAATATCCAATTGATGGACTTGTCTTTACTCCTAAAACCATGTCAGTTCCAAATCCAAAAGGAAATACATGGTCTAGTGTCTACAAATGGAAACCTGCTTCGCATAACAGTATTGATTTCCTTGTCAAGTTCAAACCGGGTGAGAGTTTTGACACTGTATTGGAGAAACGTGTCCTCAAAGGAACCTTATATGTCTCAAGAGGTTCAGATGTAGTTGTTCATCCTTGTGAGACTATGACGGGTGAATATGTTCCTCCTGAACTTCCTGCAGAGTATCGTGGGCAAACTCGTATTCCTTCACCCTTTCAACCTATGGTTCCTAAAGCGCCAGACGCTCATATCATTTCACTTCCTCTGAATGAAAAAGGAGTTCCAGTAGATCAAGAAGGTAACCGAATTGAAGACAATACAATCATTGAATGCGCCTACGACACAGATAAAGATCGTTGGATCATTATGAGAACTCGTTATGACAAGACCTATCAATACAGAGTATTAGGCAAACCACAATTTGGAAATGATATTGCTGTTGCTGATTCTATTTGGACAAATATTCATGTTCCAATTACTGATGAGATGATACGTACACTTGTGACCAGTCCACCTGATACAACCTTTGAAGATGATCTCTATTATAGAGACACATTAGAGTCACGAGACCGTATTCTCAAAGATGTCTATGGATTTCACAACCGTATCAAAGAGATGCTGTATACATCCACAATCAAACCTGGCGATTCCTTGCTTGAACTTGCTGTTGGACGTGCAGGAGACTTATTGAAATGGAAACGTTCTAAACCTTCATTAGTTGTAGGAATTGATTCCTCATTCTCCAATCTAATGTCTCCACGTCAAGGAGCGTGTGTTCGATATGTGAAAGAAAACATGAAACATCCATTACCACCTGTTCTATTCTTTCAAGGCGACATGACTCAACCACTGTTTCAAGGAGACAATGTCTATGCAAACATTGTTGCAGGAACTCAACCACCCACAACTCCTTATTTAAGACAGTTTGCAGGACATACTGAGTTTGACGCTATTTCGTGTCAGTTTGCAATTCATTATGCATGCGAATCCGAAGAGACATTCAAAACCTTTGCGACCAATCTTGAAACTCATGGTAAGCGTAGTTTCTTTGGAACCTGTTTGGATGGAGCGTCTGTATACGCCTTGTTATTGGGAAAACAGAGTCATATGTTTCGTGTAGATAGAAAAGTATTTGGAGAGTTTGTTAAGCAATATGATGATGGAGTTGGATGGAGTGAAGAGTTTGGACAAGCAATTTCAGTCCACTTAGAAAGTTTTGAACAACCTCAAAAGGAATACTTGGTTCCATTTGCAAAACTCACTCAACGATTGGAAGAAGCAGGATATGAATTAGTTGAGACGAAACTGTTCTCCGATCATTATGCAGAACAAAACCAGATAGTCTTCTCTCAAGAACATCAGTCTTTCTGTTTCCTACATCGTAGTTTCGTATTCAAGAAGTCAGACAAACCTAAAATTACTGAAAAACAGGAAGTGACTGTACCTGTCATCGAGGAATCCAAGGAGGAATCCAAGGAGGAATCCAAGGATGAACGAAGTGAACCTGACACTGTAAAGAAACCAGTCAAGAAACGAATCATTAAAAAAGCGGAACCTGGTAGTGAACCAGTGTTGTTCTTAGGCGCAGATGAAGGGAAGGGTGAATGGAGAATTCTGTCAAACATGTATGAAGCGCCCTTTCAGATTGATTCAATTACATTTCCAACCGTTGAACATTACTTTCAATGGTCCAAAGCAAAAGCGTTTGGAGATGGTGCAACTGCAGACAAAATCTTGAAAACACCATCCCCTAAAGCAGTAAAAGCGTTAGGTAAGAAAGTCAAGGATTTCGTAGAAGAAGAATGGTCTGCAAAGAAAGATGGAGTTATGCGAATGGCGTTGAAAGCAAAGTTCATTCAACATCCGGATCTAAAAACTAAACTTCTAGAGACTGGAACACGTCCAGTTGGAGAAGCGTCTGCACGTGATAAGTATTGGGGTATTGGAACTTCAGCAGATACTGTAAAAGCAAACGATCCATCGAAATGGCCTGGAAAGAACGTGACTGGAAAACTCTTGATGGAACTGCGAACGGAATTTAAGGAGTAAATTCACATAGAGAAGTATGAAGTATCCAAACATCCTCTTCTTTAGAGATGAATCGTATTCAGCAATTGATACATTTTTATCTGCAAACGAGGAGAAACTCAATTGTACAGTAAATCCAACTTCAGATCCAAATGAAGTATTGAAACTTTTTGATTCAAATTATCATTTGATTGTCACCTATGGTAAATCTGAAACCGAGTATTATTCACGTATGGGAAACCTTGTAAACAGAATGCGTCTGCGATGGCTTCACTTCTACGAAAACATTAAGGATTTGGATGCATTCAATCGCGGTGTGAATTTCTGCTACATTCACAACTGTTTGCTTCCACATACAATCACTCGTCCTGTTTTTTCAGTGTTCACAACTTGCTATAATTCGTATGCAAAGTTCCATCGTCCTTACAATAGTTTGAAGGCGCAATCACTTCAAGATTGGGAATGGGTGGTGATTGATGACTCACCTGATGATAAACATTTTGAATTCCTGAGAACTCTTGCAAAGTCTGATTCACGTATTCGTCTATATCGTAGATCTGAAAACAGTGGAAATATTGGAAATGTTAAAAATGAAGCAGCGTCTCTTTGCAGAGGTAAATACATTCTTGAATTAGATCACGATGATGAGATTCTTTCAGATTGTCTTTCAGATGCAGAAAAGGTTTTTGAAAAGGATCCAGAAGTAGGATTTGTGTATATGGATACTGCACATCTCTACGAGAACGGAAATACTCATTCCTATGGTGATCATTTTGGACTAGGATATGCAGGATACTATTGTCAGAAACACAATGGAACCTGGGTAAATGTGATTTCAACCCCTAATATCAATAACTACACATTATCACATATTGTAGGTGTTCCTAATCATCCTCGTATTTGGAGAAGAACAACCTTACATGAACTTGGAAACTATTCTGAGTTTCTTCCAATCTGTGATGATCAGGAATTACTTCTAAGAACTGCAGTGAAGACCAAAATGGCGCGTGTTCACAAGTTAGCATACATTCAGTACATGAACGATGGATGGAATAACTTTTCACTTATTCGGAATTCAGAAATCAATCGATTGGGTCCTCAGTTCATTGTTCCACAGGCGTATGCAGAATACAAGATTGATGACGCTATGCGAAAAAGGAATGGATTTGAAGAACCTACACCTAATTGGTGGGCAATTCCTATGTGGAAACGTGAAAACTTCACAAACAAATACTGCAATTCATTGATTAACTTGAATCATAAAAAGCAGTATTGTATTCTTGGATATTCATGTTTGATGGAATGCATTGAATCCATTCGTGAACTCTATGCAAACCCCGAGAATGATTTTTTAGTATTAGAAAACTCAATGTCCAAAGAAGACTTATGTAGAATCTTGGATTCACTAAAATTAAGTCGTATGAGATGTTACGCTATGTCAGATTGTACGTGGGATCAGTTACGAGCCTACTTCTTCTTAGTCTATAAAAGTACAGAGGATCATGAAGTTTGGACATCTAGCGAGTCTGCCTATAGTACTCTTCATACGTCAGTGACGGTGCCTGTGATTGATCCTGAGGAGCAAGTCCAGGAACAAATCGTTGAGACAACTTTGTCCCTACAATCTGAGTTGCCTGTTCAGGCGTAATTTCACCTTTTTCAATCTTTCTTTTGAGTGCAAGCATTTCAAAAAAGGTTTGATCTAATCGATCTTCTGCATGCATTTGGAATAAAGAAGGATAGTTGAAATACAAGATTTTGTTTTCATCTTGCAGTTTCTCTTCATACTCTACCTTGTTCGATTTAAGATGAGACCACTTTTGTTTAGATCCATCCATTGTACGAACCAACGCTTGAATTTGAGTAGCGCTCAAATCTTCATCATTGATTCCACGTCTTCCAGATTCCACTTCACGAGGAGTGAGTTCACGAGCTGCCATTACCTTTAATATTTAGTTGCATGTAATACAATGAAACGCAGAACACGAAGAGGTGGCGTTATTATTGGACAAGGTTCTAATGCAATTGTATATACTAAACCTGATCCAATTGAAAGAAAACTTCCAAAAGGATGTGAATGGAAAGATGGATATGTTATGAAAGTATTTGACACTGGAAACACCTATAAAGCTAGAAGAGAATGGCTTTTAACAGGTCAATTACGTCAGGATAAACCAGAAGGTATGATCTATCCTGAATCTCAATGTATTCTTAATGATGGACGATATGCTATGTTTTCTCCGAAAGGTGGACAATCACTCTTTGAACTCTTTTATAGTAATGACGCTATTGACACGCCTGAAAAACTCGAATATCTTTTTGAAAAATGGGAAACTATGAAAATTGTGCGAAATCATGAGATGATTCCAAAAGTGATTGAAGCGCTTAAAGTATTAAAAGGTCAGATAGAAATTATGAACAAAAATATTATTCACACAGATATTTATGAAGGAAATGTTGTTTATGATGGTCAGATTGCAAGGTTGATTGATTTTGGAGAATGTCGTTCAAATTCACAGAAGACATGTAGACTTGATGCAGGAAGTATCGATAATATTATTGAAAAACTTGAAATAAAAGGTGGATCTAGGAAATTGCGACAGAGAGTTGTGAAACCAAAGCGTCGCACTCGGAGGCGTCTGTCATTCCTGTCAAAATGATATTACCGGTTCTAAAGACTTTTGCAATCCATTTAGTGTTTGGAAAGTATATTTTGACTGCAGGATACACTGCAGGTTCGTAGATCGTTGTAACACCCTTACTACGAAGTGAAGCATACAAAGTATCTCGTGAAAGATTTGAGGTTCCAATGAGTTTAGTCTTGTAATTCATTAGAACTACTCGACGTGTGTCAGTCCATTCACCTGAAAGAATTGCTTCTGAACAATGTTCCATGATTTGACTTCGTAACTTCGTAGTCACATCACGGTCATACGTTTCATCCAATACACCTGTGATATGAAATACCCCATTCTGAAATATTTTTACTGTAATTTCTTTGAGAGGAAAGGTTCCATCACCATTGGACATAATAACAACTGTAATTGAATTATGTCCAAATCCAGTTGTACGCTTAGGAGGTGTAGTTTTAGTTCTTCGTTTAATAAGATCACGTTTAGATGAACCACGTTTAATCACTCCTTGTTTTTCCACTTTGATCACTGAGTCTGTTAGTGGAAGTGTGTGCGCCAATACATCCGTATTGAGTCGTACTCCCATTGTGTAGAGAACAACCATCGTTGTTAGTGTTGGTGAGTCCATTGTACTGTGGGTCTGTATACACAAAATCAATTTCATTTTTCCACGCTTGAGAGAATGCAAGAGGAAACTTAGATACAACAATACATTGAAACTTACGAATTGCCTTTCGTAAGACAACTTCTTCATGCGGAGTCAACATCCATCCATCTAAATATCCAAACCAAAGAGTTCCTGTTGCTTGATGTGATACTAAATCTAATATTGTGTCCATCCATTGATCTAGTGGAACAACCGATAAATCAAAACAACCAGTAGGTTTGGGGACTTTGTAAGTATATACGGTCAACATGATTACAAAAAGAGACAGATGTTTAAGCGTTACGATCTGCCGTATGAGGCCAGTTAATTGCACTCTTCAATACAAACGATTGAGCAACTGTAAGACTGCAGTTACATCCACTTGCAAGTAAGACCTTTTTACAGTTCGGGCAACAGTTGTTGGTGTATCCATTTCCATACATTTGACGTGCTGCCTGAATTTTGGACAATTCAGCGTCGGCACTAAGTTTATCGTTTATTTCAGGAAGTTGAGTTGAAGATAAGCAAGGCATAGTATTTGTGATTTGCGACGCCTTTGTATTTGCACGAGTGGACGCCTGCGCTACCGCTTGTCCTGCGGTAAACTCTGCATACATTGGTGCATCTTGAACAGTGTGTCCGCCTCCATGAAGATATCCTGCAGGACTACGAGTTGAAGGAGCATTCAAGACAAGTGCACACGCAGTGGAAGCTACACGTGTTTCCAAGTTTCCAGATGCAGCAAGACGTCTAACTATCTCTGTTTGATGACCTGCATCACGATGAGGTCGTGTATCTGTAATGGTCACCATTCGTTGTTTCATGCGTCCAAGATATTCACTATAGGAGGACATTTACTCTTATCTTCTAGGTAAAAAAAGAATGGAGGGCGTGAAACTTCGGATCCGAATTCCTAAACTATGGTTGTGTCCAGAAGACACATGCTCTGAGTTTTCGAAGAATGAATCGTATTGCGATAAGTGTTTATACACCCGGATGGGTAAACATGTGCCTACGACAGCATTCGCGAGTAAGACCCAAATCGTTCATCGCCCTACCTTCGGCAGTGACGGTAGTCGTCTTCGAAAGGTATACTAATTCATCTTTTTCAGAACGTCCATCTTGTTTACGATATTTGGCAACGAGCGCAAGAAACGTCTTCCATTTGCCAGCGAGAGGGAGATTGCATGTATAACATCTAATCGGTATTGGGAAATCCATTGTACCTCTTCTTGTCTTGACTCCCTAGTTTCCGTTTTTCTTATCTGCCCGAAGAACAATGAAGTTTCCCAAACAGTGGCTCCTGATTCTTTTGGTAATTGCGATCGTCTTGGCGTTTGCCTATATCACGTTTGTTCCTAACCGTCTTCAACAGAAAATTGACTCAGATATTGCAAAAGTCAATTCTCTTTTCACTCCCTCTGAATCCATTGATTTGTCCATGGCAATGAAGATTCTGACCCATGACCCTCCTCAAATGTTAAACCCACCTCAACAAGGTCCTCCTTTATTATTATTTCCTCCCTCTGCCGAAGATTTGGCAAAACTTTCAGGCGAATAAGCAATGAGTACATTCAAAAAGTGGTTATTGAGTATTATTGTAGTGATTGCGTTAATTCATACCATCGGTGGTGGATTTGCTAACATGTTTGGACCAATTCTGTATCCATTTACTGCAGCCCACGGATGGAATGAAGGATTAATTTTTATGATTTTAGCACTTGTAGTAGCGATTGCAGTCAAGTAATCACCAAATACTTTCAAGTTCCTGAACACTCCAGAATTCGGAGGTATTGTTCGGGAGTTGTCGTCGAATAATATACGGTAACTTTCTCTCTGCAATTTCCATCTTAGCAACCGTCCACAGAAACATAGGGTCGGATGTTTTGAGTCCTTTTAGATCCACTAAGGGTTTAGCGCCTTCGGCAAGTTGTTGCGCTCGTGTAGCAATCAAGGTTGTGTATTCATACTTGGTGAAATAAGGACGTGTAATTCTTGTTTGTTTTCCCATTTCCAACACTTCATTTCGAAAGACCGGTTTAACTTCAGGGTGTAGCTCCATACTTACCTCTTGCGTTGAACTTCTTTTATCCGTTTTACACATCCCAAAGTGGTCCTTATGAACACGTCGCACAGCTTCTTCTATTCTCACGAATACATAAATGCCTATCATCCCAACTCAACCTTCAGACTTAACTCGTCTTGCTCGTGTTTCTGCAACCTTCACATCGGATCCCGAGAAAAAGTCGAGAACTTTCGTTGCTCCATTGAAATCCGACATTGGAACACTTGCAAAGGCAGAGTTTTTTGGAAGAGGTAGTGTTCTCGCTATACCTAGATGGAAATCTCCTGACTTTGTTGGCGGACGTATTTTCCGTCTCTAATCACAAATGCCGACTCTCTCTGCATCCGATTATACGAATTTCATTAAAGTTCAGGCTGCTGCTCAGTCCTATCGCAATGGTGCGATTCCCAAGAAGATTCAAACAAGTGATCAAGTCGTTCCTCTTCAATCTCAATTGAATGCACAATTGCTTGCAAGTCAGGCAGCATATGTAGTAAAACCTAGTGCATCTACACTTAGAACAAACGCTAGTGTACTTCCATACGATGGAATTGGAAAAGTGAATAACCCAAAAAATTTGTCCACTGTTGCTCAGTCTGGAACCTTGAGTTCAGCAAAGACTCAACAACTAGGTGGTCTTCCATTGACTGCTGCATTAGGTTCAGGTGTCTATGCTCCAACACCTCAATTGGCTCGCGTGAATACTAGAGCAACTGGCGCATACAAATCAGTTCGTCAACCAGTTTAAGGACACGCCCCCAAAGGGGTCTACGGACCCCGTGCCAATTGTTTCCACGTAGCATCAC